TGCGCAAAGCCGGCATCGAGCACATGACAGCCGGCATCCCAATCGCTGTGATCGTGCGCACCTTCGCGGACTGGCTCAAGGCCGTCGAGAAGTGCGAGAAGGAAGGGCGCACCCAGACATCAAAGACTGGGTGGGTCACAGAAATGCCATGGGCCAAAGATGAGGTCCGCCTCAAGATGGAGCTGGGCCAATGGTTGCCGAAAGCATGTTTGACCATTCCGTCCCTGGCGCGAGTGCGCAAGGACACGGGAGTGCAGGGCGCGCAGGACGACCTGTTCGGCGCACTCGTCGGACACGCTACCGCCTCACCCGGAAACAAACCGACGCACTGATCCCGGCAGAGCTGCAGCAGTGGGATGTGGACTACGGTCTGCCCGTGCTGCGCAACGAGATCAGCACGGGGCGCTATACCTACCTGGCTGTGGTGCGCCACTACCGTGACCTGCAGGAGGCCGGTGCCCGTGGCCTGGTGTTCATGCCAAGCTACAGCTGGCACATGATCCAGTTCATTGAGCGGTTCTTTGTGCACATCAAGGGTCCGCTGGCTGGCAGGCCGATCCTGCTGGACCCATGGCAGAAGTTCTGGACGGCCGTGAAGTACGGCTGGCGTCATGAGGATGACCAGCGTAGGCGCTTCACGCGGGCCTATGAAGAGGTCGCGCGCAAGAACGGCAAGAGCACGTGGACCGGGCCGCAGGGCGCCTACCTGTTCTCCATGGACGGCGAGGCCGGCGCCGAGGTCTACGCGGTGGCGACCACTCGGTCGCAGGCAATGTCGGTCTTCAAGCCGGCATTCGACAACATCAAGCGTTGGGCCAGGCGCTCCGCTGGCATCAAGCGCAGTTTCAAGATCCATGAGGGCTTGAATCAAGAGCGCGTGCAGATGGACGCCAGCGTGTTCGCACCGCTGCCGGCCAATGCCGAAAGCCTGGACGGTCTGAACCCTTCGGCCGTTCTGTTTGATGAACTGCACGCCCAGGCGGACCGGGATGTGTGGGACGTGATGGAGTCGGCCCTTGGCGCTCGGCGGCACCCGCTGCTGTCGGCCATCACAACGGCGGGCTTCATCCTGAACGGCATCTGCGTGGAGTTGCGCAGCTACCTGGTCAGCGTGCTGGACGGAAAGCGCCAGGACGATGACCTGTTCGGCTACATCTACACGCTGGACGTGGGGGACGATCCCTATGAAGAGCGCAACTGGCTCAAGGCCAACCCCGGTCTGGGTCGAAGCAAGACATGGGATTACATGCGCGCCCAGGCTCGCAAGGCCAAGGCTCTGCCAGGCGCGCGTGCCAACTTCCTGACCAAGGATCTGAACATCTGGTGCAACTCGGCCGAAGGCTGGTTTGACATTCAGGTGTGGGATGCCCGTGGCAAGGCCTTCAATCCCGCGATGCTCAAAGGGCGGCGCTGCTACGGTGGCCTGGATCTGGCCAACGTGCGAGACCTGACCGCGTTTGCGCTGGTCTTCCCCCCGCTGGAGGGTGAGACAACAGTGCACGTGCTGGTGTGGCACTGGTGTCCAGAGGCCAAGCTTGCCACAGAGGCCGAGGATGAGGCCTCCTACAAGCAGTGGGCTGAAGAGGGTTGGTTGACGGTCACGCCTGGCAACGTCACGGACTACGACGCGGTCAAGGAAGCAATCCTGGCTGCCAGCCGCGAGTACGAGATCGAGGAGCTGGGCTTCGACGACTGGAACGCCACGCAGCTGGTCAACGAGCTGCTGGAGGCAGGCCTGCCAATGGTCAACATCCCGCAGAACACCCACGGAATGGGGCCGGGCAGCAAGGCGCTGGAGGCATTGGTCTACGGCGGCATGCTGGCCCATGGGGGCAACCCGGTGCTGCGCTACTGCGCAGGCAATGTGTCCTTGCTGTTTGACAGCAATGGCAACTACCGGCCCGACAAGAAGAAGAGCAAGCAGAACGGGCGCATTGATGGGGTGGTTGCGCTGGTGATGGCACTCAGCCGGATGACGGCAGTGAAGGAGCCGGATGACGTGATCGACTCTGAATACACCTTTCTATAAACCTATGACACCCAAAATTTTCAACATATGCCTGACGCTAGGTTGGGTGCTCATCGTCGCCGGTGTGGCCGGGCTGCATTCGCTGTCCATGGCCGCGCTGGTGGGTGGTGTTCTGGTGCTTGGTCTGACCATGTTCCTGGCGCTGCGTGTCGGTGTCCGTCCTGCGATGAAGCGGGAGAAGGAGGGCTCAGATGTTCCTCAGTAGCGCAAGCTTGCAGGCCTCCATCGCGGACCAGCGTGATGGCAGCAATGACTACTGGTTTCAGCCAATCAGTCACAGCACAGGCACCCAGTCCGGTGCCCTGGTGACGGCTGATACTGCCATGCGCTTGTCCACCGTCTACAAGGTGATCAAGGTCATCAGCGAGACCATCGGCGTGCTGCCCGTGCACGTATACCGGGATGGCAAGGGTGAAGAGCGCGACCGAGTCAACGACCACCCACTGGCAAGGATGCTGTCCCGCCGGCCAAACCAGTGGCAGACCCCTATGGAGTTTCGCCAGATGGTGGAGGCCCACCGCAGTCTGCGCGGCAATGGCTATGCGCAGATTTACTGGGCAGACAACGGCCAGCCGGAAATGGTTGTCCCGCTCCACCCGAGCCGCGTTACTCCCGAGGTCGGTCCTGACGGACTGCCCCGGTACAAGGTGAAGACCCTGGATGGCTCTCGCACCGATACCCTGCTGCAGGGAGAAGTCCTGCACCTCAAGGGGCTGACACTGGACGGGTTTGTGGGGCTCAACCCCATTGAGGCCGAGCGAGAGGCGCTGGGCGCGGCCATGGCGGCGCGTGACTACGGTAGCAGGTTCTGGAATAACGATGCTCGCCCACCGTTCTGGGTGGAGGTGCCGAGCAAGTTTGAGGACAACACCGCACGCCTGAACTTCCGCAATGAATGGCAGGTCAGCTACGGCGGCGCCAACCGTCATCGGCCGGCGGTCCTTGACCGTGGCATGAAGATCCACGAGCTGGGCTTGAAGAACTCCGATGCGCAGTGGCTGGACTTTCGCAAGTATTCGGAGGTCGATATCTGCGGCTTGTGGCGCATGCCACCGCACAAGGTGCAGATCCTGGACCGCGCGACCTGGAACAACATCGAGCACCAGAACATTGAGTTCGTCAGCGATTGCATCCTGCCCTTGGCTGTGAGCTGGGAGCAAGTTCTGTGGCGGGACATCGTTGTGGACCCTGACGAGTACGTCACCCTGGTGCTGGAGCAACTGCTGCGCGGGGACATCAAAACCCGCTACGAGGCCTATGGCAGTGCCATCGACAAAGGCTGGATGCTTCGCAGTGACGCACGGCGCAAGGAAAACCTGTCGCCTGTGGCTGGCTTGGATCGTCCTCTGGTGGCTGGAAATATGGCTGTGGTCGATGAGCAAGGAAATGCTCACTTGCCCAGCAAAAAGGAAAATGACAATGTCACTATTACTCGCTGAGTTCTATAACAGCCCATGGGTGCTGGAGCAAACCACTCACGCCAAAATGGCCGAGGTGCTGGAGCGCTGGAGCATGGGGGTGCGTCTGTCACCCGATCAGATCCAGATCGCAGTAGGCGATGCGCCGCAGACAGCGGCTCAGCGTCAGGAGCGCGCATCTGCCGCAAGTGGTGGCGGCTCCATGGTGTTGCCTGTCTATGGCGTCCTGACCAACCGGGCTCACGCCAAGGCGGCCAGCACGGTCATGACCAGTGCTGAGGAGTTGTCCCAGCAGATCCGCGCATCGGTGCGCGATCCCGATGTCGCTCGCATCGTGCTCGATGTGGACAGCCCGGGCGGCAGCGCCTTCGGAGTGCAGGAGGTTGCAGACGCCATCTGGGAGGCCCGCCAAAGCAAACCCGTTATAGCGGTCGTCAATGCCACGGCCGCTAGTGGCGGCTACTGGATCGCCTCGCAGGCCACCGAAGTGGTGCTGACCCCCAGCGGCATGGTGGGCAGCATCGGTGCCTACATGGCGCACATTGACCGATCCGCCAAGTACGAGAAAGACGGCGAGAAGGTGCACTACGTGTATGCCGGCAAGTACAAAGTGGAAGGCAACGACACAGGACCCATGGGCGAGGAAACCCTGGCCTACGTGCAGTCCATGGCAGACGAGTGCTATGCCTCGTTTGTGCAGACAGTGGCACGTGGCCGGGGTGTTTCCGTCAGTGTCGCCAGCGGCCCTTCATTCGGGGAGGGGCGCATGGTCATGGCCCAGCAGGCTGTGAAGGCCGGCATGGTCGACCGCATCGGCACCTTGGCTCAAGTCCTGGCTGAAGGATCTCCGGGGCCGCGATCTCCGGGCCGTGGGCTCAGCACCGCACAAGCCCGCATGCGAGCCCTCCAGCTGGGCTAACACACTTAACCCCGTGGACTGACAGATCCACGAGCTGTCGCTGCAGCTGCAGCGGCCTACCTCTGTCGCCCATCTTCGCGCCCGCTTTCAAGCGGGCATTTTTGTTTGTTCCCTTGAAAGTTGAAACCATGAAGCGCTTCACCCGTTTTTTCATTGGCGTGTTCGCCCTGGCTGCGGCCGGCATTGCCGCAGCTGCAGCACTGAGCCCTGATGTCCTCGCCGCCACCAGCGTGCTGCATCTGCTGCAGCCGGACCACCTCTCCACCTCTTCACTGCTCGGCTTTGCTGCGGTGGGCTCCATCAAGCAGCTGCAGGCCCTGCGCACCAAGCGCGAAGGCTTGATGTCCGAAATGCAGGCGCTCCTGGCGGCTGCAGAAGGGCGCGCTGATGGGTTGATGACTGATGCAGAGCGCACCCAGTTCGATGGTCTGGAAAGCCAGATCAAGGGCCTGGACGGTGACATGACCCGCGTGCAGGCTGCGCTGGACGCTCAGCGCA